TCTCCAGTTGGGTTAGTGCGGCTTCTTCGATTTCGTTGACAAGGTACTGCAACAAAATATGGGCAATGTCTTCGCCTTGGTGATAGGCAGAGACAAGGGTTAGGTTTCCTTGGAAGGTGGGTTCGTAGAGTAGGCTCATTGACCCACCAACCTCAGAGGGTGTGTGTTCCAAGTGGCAAGTCAGGGTCACACCTTCGCAGTCGGTGGTGAATTCAACCATGCCTGCGGGACAGGCTGGTGTCTTCATGCTGCCCACCAAGCAACCAAGGCGGCTGCTAAAGCAATGCCAATGGCGGTAGCCAAAGCAACATCTTTGAAAGTGGTAGAGGTGGATGCGTCCAGCGAGCGTGGGCGCATATCAATGTAGTGGAGGCGGTGCTTGTTCATGCTGTCACTCCTTGAAATATTTGGCAGTGGCAACCTCGTTTCACCATCAAAGAAATAAAGCCAAGGGCTTTTGTAATTGATGTGAATTCAATGCGTGACCAATCACCTTGTGTGTGTGTTGGATTGAATTCGACTATGTAGGTTTGTTTCATGATTTGCTTTCGTTTTGAGGGCCGTAGCCCCGATTGAATGATTAGTAACAAGTGCTAAAAGACTCACGCTGGTGCGATGGTTGGCTCATTTCCCACTGCCATAAAGCCTCAAGCTGACGGGCTTTAACATGGGCAATGCCAAGCTGTTCAGCATTACCATAAACATCACCTTCATAAGTGATGCGGTAATCGTTTTTGCCAGCGTGCCACACGATGTGGTCGCCGCAAGAACCTGCAAATTTCCAGCCCGATGGGTGAGATGGGATTAAGCGTTTTGTCATTTTGTTTCCTTTGAGTGTTTTGTTAGGGGGCCGTAGCCCCGTTTGGTTAATAATCTTGACCAGTCTGTGCGGGTTGTGCGCCTAAAAATGCAGGGTTGTATGGTGCGTTGTAGTTGAACGGATTTGCTTTTTTAACGGATGCAGCCAAGTATTTACGCTGGGCGGCAGAATCAAACTTAGCACCAACAATGCCGTTTTCAGCCAACTGAGCTTTGAGGTCAGCTTTGGTCTGGGCTGCGGTCATCATCCAACCGTTAGCGTGGTAAACCTCAAATCGGTTAATGTTGAATGTGACCGTGCAGTTGGTGCAATCGGCTGGGGTAAGGTTTAATTTTTTCATTTTGTTTCCTTTGGCCTTTCGGCGTGATACCAAGAACAATTTCGTTGGCATGGAAGAATTATCTAGCAGATTGCTAGTTTGCGTCAACAACTATTTGCAAAAAAACCAAACTAAAAACCCTAATAGGGTTTGTACTAAGCGTTTATTTCTAGCAGCACCCTAGCGTCATGCTAGACTTCGCGTCCTATGACCACACAAATCACCCCATTTGAGCGCCAACGGCTCGCTAAAAAAGTTGGTATCAGCGAGCAGTATCTCTACCAGTGCCTGACTGGGCGCAGAGAGATGTCTGCTTATGAGGCTGTCAGGGTAGAGCAGGCCAGCGAGGGGATTCTGTCTCGCAAGATGCTGTGCCAAGAGAGTTGGAAAGACATTTGGCCTGAACTGGTGGGGGCGAATGCCAAAGCATGAAGTACCTATCACTTTGCAGTGGTATTGAAGCGGCAACAGTAGCGTGGCATCCACTTGGATGGGAGGCAGTAGCCTACTCCGAGATCGAAAGATTCCCATCTGAGGTGCTTGCACATCACTACCCAAACACGCCCAACTTGGGTGACATGACAAAATTTAAGGAGTGGTCAATTGAATCAAATGTCGATCTTCTCGTTGGAGGAACTCCCTGCCAATCCTTCTCAGTCGCCGGACTCCGAAAGGGACTGGATGACCCTCGTGGCAACCTCATGCTCACCTATCTTGCCATTGCTGACAAATATCGGCCCAAGTGGTTGGTTTGGGAGAACGTCCCCGGCGTTCTATCCTCTAACGGAGGACACGACTTTGCCTCCTTCCTTCGAGGGTTGGGCGAACTCGGGTATGGGTTCGCATACAGGGTTCTTGACGCTCAGTACTTCGGAGTGGCCCAAAGACGCAGACGTGTGTTTGTTGTCGGATACCTTGGAGACTGGCAACGTGCCGCAGCGGTTCTTTTTGAGCGAGACAGCCTGTGCGGGAATCCTGCGCCGAGCAGAGAAAAGAGGGAAAGTGTTGCCTCCTACACTCCAAGCAGCTTTGGAGGGTATAGCCAAGAATCAGGAACTTTAAGAGCAAACGGCGGTGATCTCGGTGGCGGGTCTGAGAATCTTTTGGTTGATAAACAATGGCCGGCTGATATTAGTAGTTCTTTAGACACCACTTTTGGCACAAAAATGGGATTGGAAAATCAGCACGTTAATGCTGGTTGTCCCATGTTTGTGCCAGCCGAAGTGACAACAGTGCAAACACTTAGAGCAAGAAGACCTGGCGAAGGTGGGATGTCACATGACCACGAACACATTGTTCCAGTGCTTTCACCTGCGCTTAACACTTGCAGTGGTGCAAACCATGCGCCTGACACTAAGGCTTATGTTGTGCAGCCCATTGCCTACAACATCACATTCTGCGATGCCAATGGGACAAGGGCTGATCGCCCCAATGGTGGCTTGTATGTCAGCGAGACTGATGTATCAAGCACGATGACAAAGGCTGGTATCGGTACGAATGTGGCGCAGCCCATTGCTTACAACATTGCGCCTGGTAAAGGCGCATTGAAAGATGACATCCATGTAACTACTGCTGATGCCACAAAGACATTGGATGCATCAGGAAGTAATCCTGCAATGCATCAAGGCGGTGCGGCAATATTGCAACCCATTGCATTCAGCGGCCAAATGTCAAACCCGCAGACTGATGTGGACATGACTCAGACATTAGGAGCCAAGAATCCAATGGCGGTGGCGCAGCCGATGGCAGTTGATGGGTACAACCAAACGCTGTCAACTACAAGCCAAACCATCAGGGCAGACAAAAGTGATGGCGACCATGTTGGCATGGTCATGCAATCAATGGCAGTACGCAGACTCACACCAGTGGAATGCGAACGTCTCCAGGGCTTCCCCGATACTTACACGGACATTATGAGTAAGGGCAAGGCAACCCCTGACGGTCCGAGGTACAAGGCTTTGGGTAACTCAATGGCAGTGCCTGTGATGGCGTGGATCGGAAATAGAATTCAACAAGTAGAGAGTTTAAAAATATGACATCCCTAACAACAATCTTCCCTAACGGTTTCGCGGCTGCTACTGAAAGCCAAGACTTGGTGAACCCCATCGATGGGTTTCGGCGGCACTGTGAGGCATCAGGCTTGCTGGTCAAGGAGATTATTCCTGACGGTGAGATACACCGTGTGGCACATATATCATCAAAGAAGGGTGCGCTAGATGGTTGGTACATCCTGCACACCAGCGGGAAAATCCCTGTGGGGATCGCAGGGTGTTGGAAAGAACCAACCTTTGAGGCCAAGTGGGTGGCTGACATTGGGCGGTCGATGTCATTCACTGAGCGCTTTGAACATGACAAGTGGGTCAACGAGATCAAGGCCAAGAAGGAAGCAGACAGGTTGGTTAGTCAGGCAGTGGCTGCTGAGAAGGCAGAGGACGAGGTGGGGACATATGCTGATGCGTCTGCTGACCATCCGTACTTGGTGCGAAAGCACATCGAGCCACACGGGATCAAGATTGATCGCGCTGGGCGGCTGGTTGTGCCAGTCATTGACCAGCATGGTGAGATTCTGAGTTACCAAACCATTGATGCAGAGGGGAACAAGCGTTTTCTGAAGGGTGGCAAGATCGAGGGTGGGTTCTATGAATTGAGGGGTAACCGCAAGATCGTGTTCGTGGGTGAGGGGTTTGCTACCTGTGCATCAATCCATGAGGCAACGGGCTACACAGTCATGGTGGCGTTTGACTGTGGCAATCTTGCCAAGGTAGCTAAATCTGCAAAGGAAATGTTCCCTAGTGCCAAGATCGTGATCGGCGCTGACAATGACCAGTGGACGGAGGGCAACCCTGGGGTAACGAAAGGTCGTGCGGCTGCGGGGCTGGTGTTCGGTGAGATTGTGTACCCCATATTTAGCGAGTCTGACATGACGGACAACAAGCCCACAGACTTTAATGACCTGCACTGCTTGCAGGGGCTGGATGCCGTAAAAGACCAAATTGAGCGCGTGGCTGGGCCAGTCAAGGACAAGCTGGCATTTGAGTTCAGTAGGGTGGACAGCCTAAAGCTGACAGAGATCAAGTGGATCGTGGATGACTACATTGAGAGTGACAGCTTGGCACAGGTGTTCGGTGATCCAGGCGGCGGTAAGTCGTTTGTAGCCATCGACATTGCCTGTTGCGTGGCAACGGGGTCGGCGTGGCACGGTCACCAAGTCAAGCAAGGGGCTGTTTTCTATATTGCAGGGGAAGGGCATAACGGGCTTGCACGCAGGTTCAAGGCGTGGGAACTGGGCAACGGCATCTCCTTATCAGGCGCACCAATATTTAAGAGCCACAGGGCAGCGCAACTGTATGACGCAACAGAGGCTGCGCTGGTGGCTGTGTCGATTAAGCAACTCAGCGAGGAAGCTGGCTGCATTCCATCCATGATCGTGATCGACACATTAGCGAGAAATATGGGGGGTGATGAGAACAGCACTCAAGACATGAATGCGTTTATTCAGCACATTGATAACTATCTGCGCCAAGTGTGGAATTGCTCGGTGATCATCGTTCACCACAGCGGGACGATGGACAAGGACAGGGGGCGGGGGTCTAGCGCACTGAAGGGTGCGCTGGATGCTGAGTATCGCGTGGCGTTGGACTCAGGCACTAAAACCATCCAGTTTGAGAACAAGAAGATGAAGGATGCTGAGATGCCCATCCCTAAGAACTTCCAGATCACTCAGGTTGATTTACCGATCCTTGATAAGCACAATCTGCCAGTCAAAGGGGCGTACCTGACCACGGTGGACATCAGCGGGTTGGTGAGCCAAGTACAGAAAAAGACCTACCTTTCACCAAACCAGATACAGGTGATGAAGTGCTTGGTGATGCTAGAAACCAAGCGATTCCAAGACCAACAAGCTCACCCAGTGAGCTATGACGAGTGGCGTGAAAGTGCCAAAGAACACAATGTAAAGAACAATAGGTTCTGGGAAGTGGTCAAGAATTTAGTGTCCAAGGCGATGGTTGTGGAGGTCAATGGTGGGTACAAGAGCCATCCGAAAGCATCCGAAAGTGAGCCAAATAGTATAGTTTCGGATGACAAATAATCATCCGAATTAGCATCCGAATCATCCGAAAGCATCCGAATTCATCCGCGTGACTGCCACTCCAATCATCCGAAACTATCCTCCTAGGTATACATACCTAGGATGGATTCGGATGGAAAGCAGTTCGGATGATGTAGGAAGGATGGCGGTGGGTTTTTGGGGAATTGAGAAAAAGGGGAAAATGTGATTGAACTGGATGTGGACATGAAGGTGGTTAGTGTTGCCAACATGAGGATGCATTGGGCGGTCAAAGCACGGTTGACCAAGGATCATCGTAAAAAGGCGTATAACGCACTTTGTGCGGTGGCTGCACCTCCTGCCCTACCTTGCACGGTGGTTTTGACTAGGGTAGCGCCAAGGGCGTTGGATGGGGATAATCTGCAATCAGCGTTCAAGGCGGTGAGGGATGGGGTTGCTGATTGGCTTGGGGTTGATGATGGGGATCAGCGTTTGGATTGGCAGTATCGCCAGCGATCGGCTGGAGTTAAGGTGTATAGGGTTGAGATTGAGGTGATCTGATTGTCGTCAGAACGGCGTTTGGGTTACTTTGTTGGGTTGGGGGGTGTGCAATGTTGTCGGGGGCTACTCGCGGCGACATTTTCAGCCGCTACGCGCACGCGCACGGCAAAAATCGGGTTTTTTTGGTTGAAATGAGAATCATTCGCATTTAGGGGTAAAAATGAAGACTTTGGCAGAGAAAACGACAGCAAGTGGCGCAATCATGGGGCGACCCGTGAAGTGGTATCAGGGCCACCCAGTGTTCATGGAGATCGTCATTAGGGTGACGGCTGGCAAGAGTTTGTCCACCGTACTGCGTGACGAGGGAATGCCAGATTGGGGAACGTTCTACGCCATGCTGGAGCAAGACCCGAAGCTGCGTCAGGCTTACGACAAGGCAGTCCAAGACCGTGCAGACCGTATGGCTGACGAGATACTGGAATTGTCAGACATGGAGATGCCCGAAGGACTGGAGGGCGCTATGGCCTCGGCATGGGTACAGCAAAAGCGTATGCAGGTGGACGCACGCAAGTGGATTGCCAGCAAGCTAAAGCCACGCACCTATGGCGACCGCATTGATGTGGCTGTGACCGATACCCGCATCTCGGTGATCGATGCACTAGAGGCAGCGCAGTCACGAGTAGCAAAACAACTGACTGTTCAAGATGTGACAGATGTTATCCCAAAAGAGACACCTACTTAATACGATGACCATTATGTTAATAGCCAAGTCGGTTATCAACAGGATATACAGACCAAAAGGGTCATGTCATGGGTTATGCACAGGGTAATGTGGACATGATGTCATTTGCCCTGTGGATAAGTCGGGGGCTGCGGATGCGGAATGCGAATCATTTGCATCTGTTGTGCTGCGGTGCGGCATGGCCTGCGGTGGGTGGCCTGCCCGTCCATACCGAAGGGGGGGTAGGGCCAGCGCGAAAGGGCCGAGGTAACGTAGCCCCCAGACACAATTTTATTTTTATTTTTTTATAAATTGATTTATCATCCCACGTATGCCTATATCCAACAACGCCCTCGCAGCAGCCTTCTTGTCCCAAGCGCAGCAGTCAAATCAATTGGCGAATCCGCGGCGCAATCTGATGCAAACGCAAATGATGGCAAGACCAGCCCAAGCCCCATTGCGTCAACAATACCCAACGACCTACGGCGCGTTAGCTGGGTTGGTTGGTATGGATCCGAATGAGATGGGTGGCAGTGTGTTTGATCCAAACACAGCCGCGGTGCGTCAAGGCGCTGGGTACACTTATTTGCCGGGCTTAGTTGCGAGTGCTATACCGTTGGGTAAAGTTGGTACTGGCATTGGTATGTTGGCTGGTATGGCAAAGGGTGCAGGCCGAGCAGGGGAAGCATTGGCAGCAGGCAGAACCGCAATGCCTAGCATGAGTTCTGAGGCTTCAATGCTCCAAAGGTTTGTGGAAGAAAAAGTTACCGCGGCACAGACTAAATTAATGAAAAGCAAAGATTTTGCTGGCTTGAAAGGTCAAGAGCGCGATCACGCACTTGAAGCGGTAAGGGCAAAGATTGAGAAGACTGGTGTGCAGCGAAGCATGGCTAATTTGCTAGATGCGGTTAATGGTGAAGAAGACATTGCAAGATCGTTAATGCAAAACCCTGCGTTCAAGATCAATGGAGTCGTTCCCAAGTCGGTGATTGATGATGCGGTTTCCACACGGGCGCGTATGCGGTCCGAGCCAGCGTCCACCCCAGGCGCAAAAGCATCTGAGGAAGATTGGAAAAAATGGGGCGAAAAGCATGGTGTGAACATGACGATCACCAAGCCGCAGTCGTTGGGCATCACTGATTTAACAACTAAGCGCGAGGTGCAGATACCAGGCGGTTTGGAAGGCACGTTTACAATTCCAGATATGTTTTGGATGAAGTCGCGCAACATTGACCCAAGTTCTTTGCCAAAAAAAACGCATGATGAGTTGATGCAGAAATTGATTCGCACGCATGAGGTTCAGAACCCAGATCAGGTTGATATGTTTAACCGATTGAATTTTGCGCTGTTGTCGCCTAATGCACCACTGACACCCAATGAGTTTTTGGCCCAACGTATGCGCTTGACTGACATGGATGAATTGCAGGCATTGGCAGGTAGAGTTGGTGAGACTGGCTTGTCAAGAACGGCGCAGGGTCAGACTGGAGTGCAAGCAGCCAGCCGCGGTGGTATGGGTGTTTTGGGTACGGCTGATTTGGGCAATCAGGCAATGCTTGCAAAATTGATTTTGGATAAGCCTGATATGTTTCAGATGGCCCCAGGCGAAACTATGCGTGATGTGACTATGCGCGTGATGAATCAAGTGCCTGGCCTTGGCCCTAAGACAGCGTCACTTGGCACACCGTGGTTGAATTTGGAAAAGGCCAACACTTCTGCGGTTGACTTGCACATGATTAGAAACTCATACGAGAGAATGCTAGATGACCCAGTCGTGGGTGATGCTTTCCGCGCTCGAATGGCAGGTAAGTTGAAGGTTGAGCCGACCACAGAAGCTATTTTGGGTTTGCCAACAAAGAGGGTGGAGGACGCTGCAATTGATGTGATTGGTGGTTCTTCCCTGTCGAAAACTTACCGCACAAAAACTGGTGAGTTGAATGCTATTCCTAGTGTCGCAACACCAGAGAAGTTGGCCTACGAGCCAAAACAATTGCAAGATTTCAACCCGTTTTACAAACGAGTGGTTGATTATGTGGATGAGTCCAGAGGCCAAGACCCTGTGCTGGAATTATTCCCAGAGCAGTGGCGCAAGTGGGATGTGTACCGTCAGCGCCTAGAGCCGCATGAGTTTGCCCACCCTGATTACCGCTTGTTGCCCCGCCAATCATGGACAGAAATGCAGGACGCGCTGACAGCCCACAAAGAAACTGGCTACACGCAGGCGAAAAACCCTGTGATGGGTGAAACCGATTGGCGCAAACTTTACTACGGCAAAGTTGACCCAATGGTTCTCCCAGGTGTTGCCGCAGGTGCTGGGGCCGCAATGCTTGGTGCAGATTATTTAGGCCAACCAACCCGAACCAACAACCTCGCACCCCAATAAATGCAACTCCCAATCTACAAAGGCGAAGACGAACAAAAGTTGATGATTGAACTTTGGTCGCCAGCAATCGCTGATGACTTAGAGGCTTTTGTCTTGTACGCCTTCCCTTGGGGGCAGAAGAACACCCCACTGGCGAAGTTCAGTGGGCCACGCAAGTGGCAGCGAGAAGTTCTCCGCAATGTGACTACGCACATCAGGGCGCAAAAAGGCAAGGTTAACTTTGATACGATTAGGGAAGCAGTATCCAGCGGTCGAGGCATCGGCAAGTCTGCGCTTGTCAGTTGGCTGGTCTTGTGGATGCTAACTACCCGCATTGGTGGCTCGGTGGTTGTCTCTGCCAACAGCGAAAACCAGCTTAGATCAGTCACATGGGCAGAGTTGACCAAGTGGTCGGCAATGTTGATTAACGCCCACTGGTGGGAAATCAGCGCGACTAAGCTAGTGCCTGCCAAGTGGTTAACTGACTTGGTTGAGAAAGACCTTAAAAAAGGTACGCGCTACTGGGCCTGTGAGGGCAAGCTGTGGTCAGAGGAAAACCCCGACTCCTACGCAGGTGTCCACAATCAGGACGGCATGATGCTGATCTTTGATGAGTCCAGCGGTATCCCTGACCCTATTTGGGAGGTTGGCGCAGGCTTCTTTACCGAGAACACCCCTGATCGGTACTGGTTTGCATTTTCCAACCCACGGCGTAACAACGGTTATTTTTTTGAGTGCTTTCACTCCAAGCGCAACTTTTGGACAAGTCGGTCGGTAGACGCACGCACAGTCGAAGACACTGACAAGGCGATCTACGAACAGATTATTGCCGAGTACGGCGAAGACTCTAGCCAAGCACGAGTGGAAGTCTATGGTGAGTTCCCTGCCAGTGGCGAGGATCAGTTCATTGGCTCTTTGTCGGTGGACGATGCAATGAAGCGCCCCAAGTACAAGGACATGACCGCCCCCATTGTCATTGGTGTTGACCCAGCCCGTGGAGGCATGGACAGCACGGTGATTGTGGTGCGACAAGGCAGAGACATCATTGCCATCAAGCGCTTCAAGGGTGATGACACCATGACAACGGTGGGTAACGTGATTGATGCCATCGAGGAATACAAGCCAGCCCTAACCGTCATTGATGAGGGTGGCCTTGGCTACGGAATACTTGACAGACTAGCAGAACAACGCTACAAAGTGCGTGGTGTCAACTTTGGATCGAAGGCAAAGCAGTCTATTGCGTTTGGGAACAAACGCGCTGAGATGTGGAATGACATGAAGAACTGGCTGAAGACTGCCAGCATTCCAAGTGACCGACAACTGAAGGCAGACCTGATTGGCCCTATGAAAAAGCCAAACTCGTCAGGTACAATTTTCTTGGAAGGCAAGAAGGAAATGAAGTCAAGAGGCTTGGCAAGTCCCGATGCAGCAGATGCGCTGGCGGTGACATTTGCATTTCCTGTGGCTAACCGAGAATACAATGGCAGAATGGAACGCCGAGTCGTACAAGAACGCGGCGCTGTATCAACCGGATGGATGGGGTCTTAAATGAAGAAGACGGTTTCATTATCTGTTGGGCGTGGCGAGAAGCTGGCTA